TGTTACAATGAGAATCACGCTGAACGCTGAAGCTTTAATGGTATTGGCTAACAAGAGGCTATGCAACAAAGCTTCTCCCGAAACAAGGGAGGTTGTACAGCGGATGTGCGCTCTTGCAGAGAAAGTCATGCCAGAGCTGAAGGGGTTGCTCGTTCCGATGTGTGAGTATCATGGTGGGGTTTGTCATGAAATACAATCATGCGGAAAGGCGAAAAAATGGACGAAGCTAAATTGTACAGAGACTCAAACGGATTTATAACTTGCAAACTCCTCACCAATGAAGAAGTAAGCGAGTATATGGCTATGCCAGTTGGCATAGCGCAAACGGCAGATATGATACGTTGGGTCGCAGAGGATGAGGAGGAGCGGCAGATAATCGAGCAAACTGCAAATGGGTATAACCGGATAAAGATTCGTAAAAGGAGGGCTGAAAATGATAACTGATGAAAACCAAATTAAATGCTATGAACGCCAAGATCATGTTGATGCCTATGGAATGTACACATGGCAAGAAAACTTCATGACAGTTTCGAAACTGATAAGCGAAATGCGGAAGCGCATTGAGGAGCTTGAGAAGAAAGCAAGCTCGTAAAATAGGAGTATTGAGAAGATGAAAAAGATACCGACATTGTTTGAGAGAGAATACGCAGATCACAAAGTGGTCGGAATCAAACCCGTGCTGACTTCTCCAGACCTTCAGTGGGTACTTGATGGTGAAGGCACAGCAACAGAAAAGATTGATGGAACATGCTGCGCGTTGATTGATAATCTGTTTTACAAACGATATGACGCAAAGAAAGGCAAAAAGCCGCCGGAAGGTGCCATACCGTGTAGTGAACCTGACCCGGTGACAGGACACTGGCCGCATTGGGTTAGAGTAAAAGACAATGACCCTGCTTCACATTGGCATATCGTTGCGCTTGAAAATGCATTGAAAGAAACAGAAGGCCATCTGAATAACGGGACATATGAAGCAGTTGGCCCGCATTTTCAAGGGAATCCGCATCATCTGGAAAAGGACACACTCATTCGGCACGGCACCACCGTGTTGGATGTACCGAGAACATTTGACGGACTGCGGGATTATCTGGAGCAACATGAAATCGAAGGAATTGTGTTCTGGAAAGACGAGGAACCGCAATGCAAGATTAAGCGGTCGGACTTCGGTTTCAAGTGGCCTGTTTAATTCGACAAAGGAGCGGATGACGAAGATGGAAGACAGGGAGAAGGTTCTGACATGGCTTGAAATCTGCGGCAAAAACAATGAATGTTCCGGCTATTGTCCGTATAGTGAAAACGGCTTTGGAAAATATGGTCAATGTCGCGAATCATTAATGGCAGACGCATATGATCTGCTGAAAGAGCAAAAACCGCGCGTGGTAACGCTGGACGAGCTCACAAAAATATACGTTGAGTTTAAAGGCGATAATTGCCCGATTAGATTAATAAATTTTGACCTGCAGAAAATAATCATGCATATGGATAACGGCATCTGCCGTCTTTGGACGGATAAGCCGACAGACGAACAGCGAAAGGCGGTGAAGTGGGAATGAAAAGAGAAGAAGCAATGGAAATCATGGACAAAATGCCTTTGTGTAATGAGTGTGACCGCTCAAATTTTCCATATACCTGCGTTGAATGTGGCGATGCGTTTTTAAAGGCAATGGAAGCATTAAGGCAACCAGAGATAGTCCGGTGCAAGGATTGCAAATATTTTCCATCTGATCCACAGCATGAGCCGTCCTGTTGGAAAAACAGACGGCGTGGAGATGATCCAGATTGGTTCTGTGCTGATGGAGAGAAACGTGGGGGGCTTGTTAATGATGTTTAAGTTTTATGCTATAATGTCAAGGGCTTGTTTGTTGATTAGCAGAACTTTGATTCGTGTAGCGAATTGGTTTACAAGCAAAACTGATTTCTGGATTGAATGTATGAAAAAGGAGGCGGAAGAAGATGCCAGCAGGAAGACCACGTAAAGAAATTGACCGGAAAGAGTTTGAAAAGCTGTGTGGATTGCAGTGTACGGTTGAGGAAATTGCCGCTTGGTTTGATTGCAGTGTAGATACAATCGAACGTTGGTGCGAGAGAGAGTATGAGCAGAAATTTGCGGAGGTTTTTTCGGAAAAGCGTTCGTATGGCAGAATCTCACTTAGGCGTACTCAGTGGCAACTCGCAGAAAAGAATGCGTCAATGGCTATTTTCCTTGGTAAGAACTATTTGGGACAGAGAGACGCTGTTGATATGAGCGTGGAAGTTGGAGACAAGAATGGAGAAATTGCCGCTTTGAATGAGTATTTTGAACAGCGCAAGAAGGGTGAGTAACATGAAATACGTTATTCGGAAAGTGCCTGAAAGAGATACGAGTTATCTGGAAAGACTGCTTCCTGATGCAGATGTATACAGTGATGTTCTTCATGTTGGAGCAATTTAATCGTTTATTGCCGCAATCAAAACAGTTAATGATAATGCTGTTTATGTGCAGGACGATATGATCCTATGCAAAGACTTTGTTCGGAGAACGCAGGAGTATATTGATCGGTATCCGAATGAGGTTATCGTGTTTTCCAATTTCTCGCATGGAGCCAGAACATGCGTTGCAGTGAAGGAAGGATTCTACCATCCACGTGAAGGTGGTTGGTTGCTCTGTACTTATATTCCAAGAGATATCGCCATAGGGTTTGCACAATGGTGGATTTGCGGAAGATGGAAGAGAACTGTTCCCGGAAATAGAAGTCAGCGTTGGATCAAAAAACAGTATGACGATATTTTCTTCAGACAGTATTTGATGGAGATCAGGAAATCAGTATTTGTAGTTGTTCCGAATCTGGCAGGTCATCCAATAAACAAATCTGTGATTGATGATCGTCCGTCAAAGATCACAACGAACTTTGATTTTGAGGATGCGGAAAAATGATTGCTTTAGAGACGGCAAGCAAGACAGAGTTGCTTGATTATCTGACAGAGTACCCTGCCGACATTGGCAGGGTTGTTGGATTTACAGACTTTACTGATCTGCATAACGAGTGGCTGAAAAAGATTATTATGCCTCCGGGTGATTTTACGCTTCAGGCGCATCGTGGGTCGTATAAGACAACGTGCCTTGCGCTTGGGATCAGTTTGCGTATGATATTCTTTTCTGGGGAAAACATTATTTTCATGCGTAAGACAGATAACGATGTAGTTGAAGTTGTTCGTCTCGTGTCGAAAATCTTGCATTCCGAACTTTTTGCTTTTATTTTTAAGAGATTGTACGGATATAATATCGAGTTTATAAGCGAGAACAGTATATCAATTACGCTTAATAATTATGGGGCTACTCGTGGTGCGGCTCAACTACTTGGAGTTGGAACGTCAGGAAGTCTGACAGGAAAACACGCTGACTGTGTTATTACTGATGATATAGTTAATGTTCAGGACAGGGTAAGTCAAGCTGAACGGAACAGGATCAAGCTTGTTTATCAAGAGCTTCAGAACATTCGGAACAGAGGCGGCGTTATTATAAACACGGGCACGCCGTGGCACAAAGATGATGCATTTACGCTGATGCCGAATATCGAGCAGTATGACTGTTATCATACAGGGCTTCTGTCTGACAGCCAGATTGAAGAGCTACGACAGAGCATGACAAGCTCATTATTTGCCGCTAACTATGAACTCCGTCACATTGCCGCTGATGATGTGATATTCACTACTCCGCAGATTGGTGCAGAGCCATCTCTGGTCGAACAAGGTGTGGCACATATTGATGCCGCTTATCACGGAGAGGACTATACGGCGTATACTGTGATTCAGATTCATGATGGGAAGTATTATGTGTTTGGGAAATTGTGGAGAAAGCATATTGATGATGTGCTTGATACAATTCTTGAATTGCATCACGGGTTCAATGCCGGAAAGATTTACTGCGAAGAAAACGGAGATAAGGGGTATCTGGGTAGAGATTTGAGAAAACGTGGGGAACGGGTTGTTATATATTCTGAAAGCATGAACAAGTATTTGAAAATCACGAGTTACTTGAAGTTTGAGTGGGAAAATGTTATATTTGTCAAGGGTACGGATCAGGAGTATATCAATCAGATTTGTGACTTTAACGACAATGCGGAACACGATGATGCGCCAGATAGTTTAGCGAGTATGATCCGAGCAATGCCAAATAAACCAAGGCGAGAAGGTCAGTTGAATTTGTTTGGGAGGTAGAATGGACAGGCTTGAATTCGGATACAGTCATGGCTTTACAGATGGGATACAGATGGTTCGCAGGCTGCTTGGCGAAAGTTTTTTCGATGATATGCGGAGGCACAAGCGAAAATGGACAGCAAAGACATTTGATTCGGTCATGAAAGTCATGATTGACAATCGTGAAATCTTGCGTGAATGCCCCGATTCGTTTATCAGGTGCAACAATGCAGTCAGTGACGGTTTTGAAGTATGGAAAGGGAGGTAAGCAGATGAAAACATATCAGGACTTGGTAGCCATAGGAACTGAAGAAAAAGATCGTATGCAGTTTTGTTTGAGCGCAATCAATGAGCATCAGGTCAGCGCAAAATATCAGATTGCTCAGGATGCTACGTTGTATTATAAAAATCTGAATCCAACTATTATGCGGCTTGAGAAGTTCATTCGCAATTCGATGGGACAGTCCGTGCCAGACATTTTCTCGCCTAATAATAAGATTCCGTCAAACCTGTATCATTATTTTGTGACGCAAGAAGTTGAAACGCTTCTTGGCAACGGTGCGAGTTTTCAGAAAGATGATACAAAAAAAAGGCTTGGCAAGGATTTTGACAATAAACTTCAAGAGGTCGCAAAGAACGCCATTAATGGAAGTTGCGGTTATGGTTTCTGGAATTTTGACCATTTGGAAGTGTTTGATTATCTTGAGTTTGTTCCGTTGTATGATGAATATACAGGACAGCTAATGGCAGGGATCCGTTATTGGCAGATAGATTCGAGCAAGCCTTTATGTATAGCATTATTCGAGCCTGATGGCCTCACAGAGTACATCCGTGAAGCAGGAAAGGATATTTCTATTCGCAAGCCAAAGCGTGGCTATAAAGCCCTAAAAATGGCCTCTATCGCAGATGGTGAAATAGTCGCAGATATGGGGAATTATGAAACCCTGCCAGTCGTTCCTCTTTATAACGAAGGGAAGCAGTCAGCGATTGTGGGGAAACAGAACACGCTTGATGCCTATGATCTGACTCTGAGCCAGATGGTGAATAATGTCGATGACGGAAACTTTATCTACTGGATTCTGAAGAATTGCGGAGGTATGGATGAGGTCGATGACGAGCGGTTTATCTCTCAGTTGAAGATAACTCATGTTGCCCATGCTGATGGTGATTCAGGCGCAGGAGTAGAGGCACACACAGTTGAGGCTCCGGTTACGGCGAACAATTCAACGCTTGAGAACTTGCGTAGACAATTGTTTGATGATTTTATGGCTCTGGATACCAAAGAGATCGCAGGAGGAGCTGTTACTGCCACCCAGATCATGGCGGCATATGAGCCGTTGAACAGCAAGTGTGACCAATTGGAGTTCAATGTGCTTGAGTTCGTGCATCGGATTCTGGCATTAGCCGGAATTGATGACGAATGTACATTTGTTCGGTCAAAGATTGTAAATGTCACTGATGAGATCAGTGCTGTTCTTCAGGCGGCAGAGTATCTTGATTCTGGATATATCACAAAGAGAGTGCTTTCTCTGCTTGGAGATATTGATAAGTATGATGAGGTGATGAATAATCTGATTGCTGAAGATTCGGCACGATTTGATGCTGAGAACGGGAGCGAGAGCGAGGTAACGATTGATGGCGAATGATATTGATGCTCGTGTTGCTCGGTTGGGACGGCGAATCAACAAGATATATGCACAGGCTGAAGAGGAATTGACCAAAAAGGTTGATTCCTTTTTTGCCAAATTTGAAGAAGCTGACAAGAAAAAAGAGGCTCTTGTCAAGGCAGGAAAACTGTCTGAAGAGGATTATAAGAAATGGCGTAAGAATAAGCTGTTAATGGGAGAGAAGTACAAACAGCTTCGTGACAACGTGGGACAGACTATGTTGGAGGCAAACAAGACAGCGGCGGCATATATCAATCGGGAGATCATTCCATCATACGCCGCAGGCTACAATTTTGAAGGAAAAAGCGCCGAGGACAAGCTAAAGGGATATTCATTCGACCTGATAAATGAAAACGCCGTAAAACGCCTTACAACGTCAAATGAGACTATTCTTCCGTACAAGGTTGTGGATGGCAGACGAGATGTGCGGTGGAATACAAAAAAGGTAAACTCCGCCGTACTTCAGGGAATTATTCAGGGCGAATCGTCAAAGAAGATAGCAAAAAGGCTGATGAACATTACAGAGATGAACAAGGACAGTGCTATCCGTAATGCTCGTACTGCATTGACTGGTGCTCACAATTCTGGCAGACAGGATGCCATGCATAAACTGAGTAAGGACGGCGTGATTGTCCAGAAAGAATGGTTCGCTACCACAGGAGACAGCCGGACTCGTGACGCACACCTTGAGCTGCATCATGTGGTCGTGGATGAAGATAAACCGTTTGTAAACAGCATTGGGCGGATCATGTTTCCCGGTGATCCGAACGCTAATCCTGCGAATGTGTATAATTGTCGGTGTTCTATTGCTACAGTGATTAAAGGATTCAGGAAAGGAATGGAGCCTGAGCCAGAAGAGCCAGAATATGATGGGCCATCTTATTACTCTCCGCTTGATGATATAACGGGAATGACACCTGAACAAAAGGAATCCATTGAAAAACGCTTTAGAGAGTTGGACAGTAAATATCACGCTAATGTTGACGGTGGCGTTCACGGATTGCTTGAGCGCGATCAGGCGGAATGGGACTTGGAGTATAGTCAGTATTATAATCATTTGCTTGAAGAAAACCCGAGAATGCGAAAGAGTACAGCCAAAAAGAAAACGGATGATGTTATGGGTGCCCGTCCGGAA